GTGATCCCAAGAACGTTGTAAGAACAGTTCTGTATCTTTCAAATGCACGATACTGACCAACAATACCTTGTACTACTGCGCCTGTGGCAAACGCCGCCGCGGCACCAGCCGCAAGTCGTAATGTGTTTGTAACACCTTTAGCGGCTCGGTCTAGGTTTCTTAACTGTTGACTTGCTCGGTCGTTGAGTGCTACCGTGATGTCTATGTCTGCCATCTTTATTCTGCTCCTCGTAGTATGCTATCCAGTAACACAGTTCTGTAAAATCCATCTCCAATACATCTTGGATCTTACAACCTCTTCTATCTGCAATATAGAAGATTGTTTTTAACTGGTTACTGGTTTGGAGTTTTTTCTTGCCTTCTCCGTAGTCATTACTTCGTCTTCGTTAATATCATTCATTGCATTAACGATTTTGACAAGTACATTTGGATCGACAGAGTTCATCATTTCTGCTTTTTGATGGTCAGAAAAAACTCTTTTACCTTCTTTATCAAGACATCTATTAATAATCATTTGAACTAGTGCTTCACCAGTTTTACCTGAGTTTTGTAGTTCAAGTACTTTTGATTCTGCCTTGAAGTTTGAACCTTTTTTGTAATAGAAAGTGGTATCCCACTCATCTATATAAAAACTGTGTAACTCGCCGCTCATCACATCCATAAAGTGTGATTTTGCTTTGTCTAATATTTCTTTACTCATTGTTGTTCCTTTCCTTTATCTTGTTCTGCGTGATTTACGCTTTACTTTATCTACTATCCTACGTTTTAATGGTTCTATATTAGGTTCAATAAAACGTTGATTGTCTTCCACAAATGATGCATAGTCGGCTTTGTTGGATATAGTTGATCCTTTACGATTCCGCTTTCTGCTCCATTGTGACCTTAAAAAGCCAGTGTCTACAGGAGTATCTCCTTTGATACGTGGGATAAACTCTCTTGATGCCTCAGAAATAGACTCCAAGATTTTTCTACGTATGTCAGGCATTTTCCCTTTGACACTGACTCTTATCATTTATTATGCACCGTTATCGTTTGCAGTACCGTTGATTTTTGTAATCGCACCTGTTCCAGTGAACGTGATTGATGCTTCTACCATACCATCTACTGAAGATGAGATAGTTCTTGAAGTAATCAATGCAGGAAAACTGTAACCGATTTCATACAAATCATCACCTGTTGGCCAGAAGTTAACAGTAACTTCAGTTGATCCTGGTTGAGTATCTGCGATACCACCTGAACCAGTTGAAGAAGTTTTGTCATCGTGGTTTCCTGGAGATGAAGGTTCATCTGCTGTCCAGAAAACTTCTGCTGAGCCAGATACTGATTTAAACGTTGGCTTATTGCTTCTAAATGCAACACCAGTTACACTCATTGTTGTTGCATCGATAACTTCTTGTGTTTCTTCGATTGAGAAAGAACGCAAAGATGCCACCGCTGTACTTCCAATGTAGATTGTACCAGTGCTACCACTATAGATTGTGTTTGCCATTGTTGGTCTCCTATTATGTTAAGTGTTTCCACGAGAGTAAGTATATTGTATACCAACTCTGATTGTTTGAGCCAGTGTTGGATAAGAAGAAACTTCCATCTCCCCCACTTCTAATACTTCAGTTGTTTGAGCCTTACTATCTCTCTTTCTATCTGCTTCTAGTTTTTCTTCGATAGCCTCGATGATATCTGCAAGTTGTTCTTCTGATTTCTCAGTTTTACTTTTGCCTTCAATATGAACTTTGATAGCGACTTCTAGAGTTGCTAAACGCCACTCCATTGCGATATCTTCTTTAGTTTCATTTTCAACATTAACCTGTACGAAAGGATATGCTGTTCTGGCAAGTCTTGCAAAATCACCTGGCTTCTCGCTCACTTTTCCGATACGAGGACTAGTAATCGTCTTGAGTTTAGATATTACATCATTGATTATGTCTTTACGTACTGAAGGCATTATCTGTATAACCTATCTTGACGAATATAGTCGATTTCATCGATACTGTATGTTCCAGAACCATCATCATCATAAGAGATACCGGCGTTCAAAACGTCTTTAAACTCTTCCTGATAACGTTCTTTATAGAACACCATCTGTCTTTGAAAACTATCATCTTGACTAAAGTTAGATAGTCGAGGTAGTATGTAGTAAGCAAGTGCGTGATAAACAGTAGTGCGTTTATGTTCAGATGCTTTCAACTTTGTATTATCAAAATCATTTGGATCATGTTCTAACATCCACCAATCTGTTTTGATACGTCTTTTCACATCATCTGTTGAACGTAAAAGTTCATCAGTGAATGAATCAACACCATGGTCGAATATATCTGGTATAATCGCTACTAAATCTTCATCTGTTGCATATGCTGACATTGTACTCTCCTAACTTAAAATATTACGACTCGTCTTTGATTAGTACTGAACGATTGAAATCGATAGCACCTGCTTTTGCATGTAAAGATGCAACAACATCATTACCTACAGCCGCCGCTCTACGAGCCACTTCGATGTTTACGTTAGCCTGCATAGCAATACGATATGCATCGCTACCAAAGATTGCCGCCTTAACATTTATGGCACCTCTATCAGCATTAGTGTCAGTTAGGTATGAAGATACAAACATTTGTACTCCAGCAATGTTACCCATAAAGCCAGTTCTTAATGCTTCAGTTTGGAAGTCACCACCAGCGAATGCTGTTGATCCAACACTTGTCATTAAGTCTGCATATGCGTTCGCTGATACGATTCCATATAGTTGACCTGTTTCGCCGTTTGCACGGATAGTTCCAACTGCTTTGAAGATTTCATCAACATCTAAGTTGCCTGATGTAATCTCTTGTTCAGTTGTTGTAGAACAAACAACGCTCATTACGTCTTCGTCAAATGCTTTTGCAACTGCGTTACCTAGTGTACGACCGATTTCGTTTAAGTCGATGTTACCTAAGTCACGTACAACTGCTCTTGCACCGTATAAGTTCGCTGTGATTGTGTTTTTTGTGTCAGCAGGAAGTCTTGTTTCTAAGTCTGCGTTTGACTCAGAAGATACAGTTTGTGCTGTGACTGCCGCTAGTTCTGGTACCTGTAGAACACCGTTTGGTGCATTAACTATAGGTATAAGTTGGCCACCCAAGAAGATTGATGCTTCGTGAGCCGCGTATACTGTTGCCGCTTTTAAAGGGACGAACATGCTGTCCGTGTTTAAACCGGATACATAGTTTTCATTAGCCATTTCTGGTCTCCTTTTTTAATACTACGTTATAGTTTGCCTTCTTGCTTAAGTTGTTTATACTTTAGCCTGTCGGCAGGGTTTGTTAAATCAAGCGATCCCAAATCTATTTGTTTTGTACTTGCAGATGAAACATTACCTGATGCTCCTCCACTTGTTACGCCACTTGGCCCTGAGCGAATGAAATGTGGATTTGCATCCAAGAACTCATTCACCAAAGATTCCAATGATTTTGGTTCCGCAGTTTCAGGATCGTATACAACACTTTTATTAGCATCGAATACGACTGGACGACCTGTCTCATCTAACCCAACTTGATTTTTTAGTAGCATAGCAACTTGTTCTGGTGATACAGCATTTCGTTTTGCCGCAACATCTAACAATGTACCGTCTACTTTAAGTCCGGTCAACTGAGAACGAAGTGTGTTGATTTCTTCACTATACTTGTTCTTTTGTTGAGAAAGTATAGTATCGAACTCCTCACGTTTCTTCATCGCCTCTAACTCACGTTCTTCTTCAGCAGATTTCAATGCTTTATATTCGTTTAAGTCAATATCGGAGAAACGTCTTTTGTATTTCTCTAATCTTGCTTGTACGATTTTATCAACATCTTTCTGTGAAAAGATACGCTCTTCCTGGTTTGTTTGATTTTCTTCCGATGTAGTATTAATGTCAGCACCAGTATCTGTTACATTTACATCACCCGAAGTTACACTCTGTTCGGTCATAGTTATAATCTCCTTTATGTTCCTTTTTTGTATTTATCTCAGTCAGAATCACCATTATCTTCGACGGTATCTTCATAGTCTTCTGCATCTTTAAAGAATGATTTTTCTTCCATCTCAGATTTTGATTTTGACTTTTTTGTCTCTTTCTTAGCAGACTTTTCGTAAGAACCTCTGTCCCATACGATTTTAGTCCACTCTCCATAAGCAGATGAAATAGATTTTTCATCTACAACTGGTTCACCAAATATGTCTAACATTATCATTAACTTAGCCACATAATCGTCACCATTATATAGTTTTGCTGGACTTTTGTTCATTAGTAACTCCTTCTTCTCATCGAGGTTCTAGACCTAGATGATTTTTTCTTTTTATCATCGTCTTTCTTCTTACGTCTTGATCCAGACGACTTTCTACCTTTTGAATGATATGGCATTACATTTCTCCTCTAGCATTATCAATATCTTGTTGAGCAAGTTCTGGATGCAGTTCTAAAATGTTTGCATCTGAAGATCCTTGCCTAATCATTTCTTGAATATGTGCAATCTTGTTTTCATCTGTAAGAGTTGGATGTGTCATTTCTGGTATTTCATCAATCTCTCTTATAATGTCATCAAGTTTGTCACCATCTTCTACAACAATACGTGCAATCTGTTTATGGATCTCACGTGTAAATGTTTCGCTTTGAACACCTATTTGTAATGCTTGATTTAACAAACTTACGTCTGCGTGTTCATCACGTAAGTCAAATGTCTTTTTGTAAAGTACATTAAACTCATCGTCCATTTGCAAGTTAGTCCATTTGTGAAACAGTTTCCACATATTGTATTCTGCTTGTTCTAGTTTTGCGGACTTATCTGCAAGTCTAGTGTTAAGCATTTCAAACTCTGTAGACAAAGCGATACCAGACTTAATAGATAAGCCTCTTGCCGCCATGATGGCACCTAAGTGTGTCATACGTAAGAATGCTTGAATATGTTGTTCTAACATTGCTACGATTGAATCAATGTTTGTTCCATTAGGTTCAATCAAATATGGTCGTAAACTTGGTTCAGTATTATTATCAATATTGATAACAGCACCAGCACCTGCTGTTGCATTTACATCTTGTGTTTTAACAAGTGTTGGATGATTTGATATTCTGATACCTTGTTCTGCTTCTGATAATAAGTTAAACATTGCTTGTTGTATTTTTGCAACATCGGCAATGTCTGACATACCAATACCTTTGTACTGTGAAGGGTTTGCTTTTAGTTGTACGAAAGGAACTTCGCCAATAGCATTGACTTGTAGTTCTGTCATAGTAACTGTTTTTTCTTCACCATTACTATCATATAGAACTTCAAACGTTCTTATTTCAGCAGGTGTCCATTCAATAAATCTTGTTATTGTTGGTGATACAAACTCTTTTGTTTTTACATATACTAGTTTCTCTGAACCATTAGGCATACGTTGATATTCCCAATCGCATACATTTTCTGGTGTAAAGATTTTAGCATATGGTCTAATATCATTTTCTATTTCTTGTTCTAATGTAATGACTCCTTCTTGAAAGCCTTTTGTTACCAAGATCCAAACTTGACCATATACCATAGCCATATCGTTTGCTTCTTTCATAAAGTCATCAAGGTCTTTGCCTTCAAAGTCTACATCATATAGAAATCTTTCTATCAGTGGGTTGTCTTGTAAGTAACCAAATGTTCTTACTGGTGTACTACGAAATAAAAAACTTCTGTATGTATCTACTGTTAGTTTTGTTAAGTTATCTAAAGCAGTGTAATCTAATCTATTGTTGTATTGGTTACCCGGTGCATCGTGTTCGAAAAGATACTCTCTAAGCATCTTTAAACTGTGGTGACGGTAATCTTCTCCGCCTTTGTAACTTGCCGAGTAATAGTTCCAACTCTTTAGATAATGCTCGTATAACGGATGTTTATAATCTAAGTCCATTGTTAATATACTCCAAATGTTGTTGTTTGTTCGTGTTCGACTTTTCTAGTCACCGGATACAAATACTCAACTGCATAAGTTGTTGCATCAAATATGTGATCCCATTTGCCTTTATCAGGTATTTGTGTTCCCTGTTTATAGACATATCTTTGTAGAGCCTGTATCAGATTACGACACTTTGGATCTACAAAAAATCTTCTTTCTCCTTGAGCGTTCTTTAACATACTATTCATAGCATTTATTCTGTCTCTCACTGCAGGATGTCTTGGTCTATGTAATACTTTGAAGTTATGATTTTGTAATATAGATATATCTGTTCTACCATTAGCACTTGTTTTTCTTTGTGCTCCTGCAGGATCAGGAAAGCAAACTACGTTGCTTCTGTTATATCTGTTTTTTATTTCTTCACACATCTCGTTTGTATTACTTCCATACATTGTTATTTCATCTACAGCGTGTAGTGTTTTCTTATCTGCACTCTGTACCATAACTATTGCTGACATTGGATCTACGTTAAAGTCCATACCAATCAATATATGTTTCGCTGGGTGCGGCTTCCAATCTACGATATTATCCTCGCTAAAGTTATAAGCGATTATGCCTGAGTAAGTTTGGAACTTTGCCTCATACTCTTGCTGAAACGTTCTCTCATCTAAGTCACGTTTTGCGGCATCAATCTCACTTTGCGGGACTTGGCCACCCTCAATCGTAGTATATTGGAAACTCGCCCAGTCCGGATCTTGACTCCTACCTAAGTCATACAGATCCTTAAACCAGTTGAATCCCTTTGGAGTACCACAGAATAACACAGAGCCTGGTGGCTTCTGTGCAGATAAAGCCGGTCTAACAACTTCATAATATATTTCAGGATCAATGTCACTTGTCTCATCAAACACAACGAAATCATATCCGCCACCTCTGAGACTTTGACCTGCGTCTCCTGAACGTAGTGCTATTGTTGAACCATTTATCAACTGTAACTCCAATCTACTTTCATTTGTTTTAGCAATCCAGTTAAGTTTTGCTAAACGCTCTTTTATATCTGCCCATATAATGTCTCTACACATTTGATATGTAGGTGCAATATACAAACACTTTTTGCCTGGATGTCTAGCAAATCTTGCCAGTTCTCTCACAGACAGAAAACTTTTTCCTACTCGTCTGCCCCCAACTAAAACTCTAAATCTACAGTCACTATTGGCAACTGCCTGTTGAGCATTATTCAGTGGCATCGTCAGACCACGGCAGAATATTTTTATCGTCTTCTTGTACTGGTGTCTCTGCCTGTCCCAGCATTTGTTTTCCAAGCCATATCAGCATCACTGCGTTTCCTTGCATTGCAACTTCGATTTGTTTTCTTCTTAGTCGCATTTTGCCTTCGGCTTTCCCTTTGTCTATGATACCCGCAAATCTACGTTTAAGAGTATCTTCGCTAACACCTAATATATCTACCATTTCTTTCATAGTACAATGTATCTGTGCTAACTTGTACAAAAGTTCGGTGTCTATCTCTTTACGAGGTCTGCCACCTTTTTTCTTTGTTGTCTTTTCCTCAGACATTGAGTGTCTCCTCCCATTTACCCTTGGTTAGGTTAAATCATATTTGCTATCATACTCGCAACTTGTGTTGATACTAGAATACCTAGAACCCACCAGATACGATTATCAATCTTGTCTACTTTTCTCTCTATTCTGTCTATATCATCTTTCATATGTGCTAGATGATTGTCTTTTATCTCGGCAACATCTTTCTTTAACAAAGCGATTTCTGTATCTGAATCATATTTCATAGTTTGTTTTTCCTTTATATCTCGCTTTGTTTTAATCATTATGAACTACTAATATTTGCTGTTGGATCGTGCATCTTCTTCCAGTTTGATCCGTCAAAAAACGCTAAACACTTCCCA